TATATCCACTATGTCCTTGGAAAAAAGCATAACGATTTTAGATAACTGTTGTTGGTATTCTCTTTCGGTCACTTTTTCTCCCTGCCTTCAATTCTTAAACCATATCCCAAAGCCTTTGAGTTATCAATTCTATAGATAATGTCAAATTCTTTAGCTTTTAAACCCCCGTCTGCAATCCACTGATCTAAAGTAGTCCCGAGACCTGCCCGTAGTATTGTTTCGGTATCACATTGTCCATTATAGAACTCGCTTGAATGTTCTTTTAGAAATACGTTGATCCCTAGGTATGTGCGTTCAATTCCTTTTGAGTCGGTCCACTTGAAGTCTGGGTCTACTCCACCGACGAAGCGTAAGACGGCATGTTCACCGTCTCGTAGTGCAAAACTCTTAACTTTTCGATATGTTGCTAATAGGTCACTCATCTAGACTTTAGTAGGGATGGTGGAATATAAGTGATTGTGTAGTAGATATGTTTATATAATGGATTTGGGTATACAAGTATAATGGTATTACGAGCAAAGAGAGCTAAAAACGGAAGGATGATGTATTTTAAAGATAACAAACTTATCTCAAAAGCACGTTATCTAGCTGCTAGGTCTCGCTCATCCAAGACAACTAAGCGATCTACTGCTCGTAAGCCCTCTAAAAATGGAGTTAAACGAATGAAAAAATCACTACCACATCCAAGCGTTACAGGTATGGCGTCAGGACTAGCAATAGCAGCATATCTAAACAAAGGACAAACAGTAAGCGGAACTTCATTAGGAGTCTCTGGAGCTGGTGATATTATGACTGATGGCGTCATTAAAGACGTTACAGACGGTCAACTAGGGGCAGCATTTAGCACCCTTTCTACTAATGCAATTAATATGATTGCATCAGATACTGGAAGAAAGACATTAGTTACTGCCGGAGGAATAGCAGCTTTAGGTGCTTTTGCTCGTAGACAGTTTCCACAACTAAAACTCGGAGGAAGTAAGCTTTACTTCAGAATATAAAATGGCAACAACAATAACACGAACATTTGACGCAACACCAACAGACAAAGCGTATTTCTCTTTGACTGACAATATGCTAAGCAGCAGCTTAGGAAACATTCAGGTCCCACAAGGATCTACTAGAATCTCAAGAGTAGATTGTGCTTTTGACACAACCAACGCAAAAGGCTACCAAGTAGTATGCCGTTTACTAGGTTCTAATATGTCAGAACAAAACTTTACTATTATGGGAATAGCTGGAGATACTGCCGACGCAGCCGCTGCCGTAGGATTTAACACGGTTCCAGTCGCTTTCCCTCTAGCTGGTGTTAACAATATAGATTTGCAAATTGCCATACAATTTGCAGCTGGTGGTAGTGCATCCGCTTCGAGCGGGTCCGTTACTCTATATTTTGAATAAGCATGGCTAAAGAACGTTTAGGTTCTAACGCCATATTTAGTGGGCCACAAAAAGGTCTAACTATAATTGGTAACCATTGTTATGGATATAGCGGATCTATTGCTATAACCAGTCAAATACAAACTATGTTAAGTTTTACTACTGGTAAAACATATAATATAGTAAGAATACAAACGGGTATAACTCAAAATGGTGGTGGTGCTCAATCTGATGATATTGAAACCGTAATAAAATTAAATGGCAATGTTGTTATGTCTAGAATGTTAAGTCATAATAATGAGAGTGGTTTATTAGAAGCAATTGATCTATTGATACCTCCATTAACTTTTGTAGAGGTTACGTGTGATAATATTCAGGGGACTACTTCCACACCTACTCAAGTTAGTTTAGTTGGTAAAGTTTACTCGTGAGCTTAGCACCAAGCTTAAGTGTTAATAGAGTTAAGGAAGGATATATCTATGGCTGGAGTGGAACTCAAGCCCTTACTAGTTCAGCTTTAACGCTTTTAGATTATACAAACCCCGCTGAATACTTTTTAACTAGAATAATGATAGGTATTGACTGGACCGCTATGGGTGCCGGTGAAACTTTATCTTATACGATCCAAGTAGACGGAATCAATATGTTTACCGAGAAGATTGTAATAGTAGATTTTAACTTAGGAGTTCAACCAAAGATGATTGAATTTGTTATACCTCCTAATTCAACGGTGGCAGTTAAAGCCACTCAAAGTGGTAATAATGGCAGTATGTCATGTATGTTAACAGGTTACAAGGTATAATATGGTATATAAACTACTTGTGAGGAAGCCTGGAGAATTTATAGAAAAGGGTATATATACATGAAATTACCTAATTCTGCTAAAGACTTTGAAAAGATAATGAAGAATGTAGACTTTACTAGAGTCCTACAAATTACAGTTCCAATACTACAACCTGTCATAATTGGCGGGTTGTGGTTAATGATATCCAGACTAGACAAAAGAGCTGATGCTTTATCTAAATTAATTGCAATAGCTGAACCTATACCAACAATAGATCTGAATGTCCCTGCCCCCGTTGTTTTAGCTTCGTTATATCATTCTGTAGACGAATTGGCTGATGTTCTTGAAGAAGTAATACAAGCTTTAAGAGATTTAGATATACCATCAACTGAAGATATAGTAAAGAAAGTTAAAGAAGAGGTATTACCTGAAAAGTTAGATCCTCAAGATATAATTTCTGATTATCGTGATTGTGAAAACGGTTACAAAAGAGATACTCCAAACTGGTTACAAAATAAAGTTTCTAAAGGTATCTATATTCAAGGATGTTTAATAAGAAAAGGTTATACACAAAAAATAGTCTTAGAATACATAAGGAAAACACTTGAATAATGAACGACGAACAATTTATCGTTGTATGGATTATGAGCTTTTTATTATACTTAGTAATTTATACATTTTGGATACCGTTAAAGACTCAAAAAAAGATTGAGACTTGGCTATTAAGTAAAGATTCAGATGATGCACTTAATGAAGGATTAGAAGTTATAGTAAGAAGTATAAGAGAACAAACATTAAAAGATTTTGAGGAATTTATGTTACCAAGAGCTAGAGAGAGTCTTCAAAAATTTTGGTCTGGTGCTATGGGTAACGCTGCTAAAGAATTAGGAAAAGGAGAGGAAGGATCGCAATTAAGTTTATTGCATAATATGACAAAAGATTTGAGTGGACAACCGTGGTATGTCCAAGCCGCCGCTAGCAAATTGCTACCGATCATCCAAAACGCATCAAAGACGCCGAGTGGCGCAGTAGATACAGTGTCTGATGCTATGGGATTACGCAAATAACCCACTTTTAAGCCACAATAAGACACTCTATCTACTTTCCACATACAATCAACTACCTTATCCTAAACTCAGGCCCTACCTCGGCGGCACTTGTAACACTTTATTACATAAGCGGATGCACTACCACGCATACAGCTACAGGTCATTGTTCTTCTCTCACAATAGTTTCCATTCTAGATCTAACTATATCCACTATGTCCTTGGAAAAAAGCATAACGATTTTAGATAACTGTTGTTGGTATTCTCTTTCGGTCACTTTTTCTCCCTGCCTTCAATTCTTAAACCATATCCCAAAGCCTTTGAGTTATCAATTCTATAGATAATGTCA